ATCGGCACACGGGGGCTAGATTCCCTGGATCTAGTGCTAGATCAGGCCGCAAATGCAGCGGGATAATATGGTGTATAGCCTGCGTTGGCTCTGGCCGACCATGATGCAAGCCCAAAGGGTCGCAACACAACGGGAAGGCTGTAGTCATTGCGGCGCGTAGTCGCTGCCACGATACGCCACTACGGAATTTATATGCCGCTCCTTGTGCGGGATTATTCCATCGCGCTTGCGCTTCCGCTAACCAATCGCGAGAATGGTTTTTTGAGTAACGGAATATTTGTGGTTTATTTGGCATAATGCGTTTTTTGCTTGACAGATAAAAATTACCTACTCCAGATCTACATCTGGCACTATGGTATTCAATTTTGGTTTCACTCGCAAGATTCTTATCGCGACGAGTTGGCGAAAAGGAATTAATCGACTGGCAAGTGAACTATCTGCTCGACTTCGCCATTGGTCCGCACCGTTGAAAGATCAGCTATTAGATTCTGTGATACATCTATATTGTATCGCTCAAGCTGATACGCAAGGATAGACCCGGCTTGGATTGCGGCCTTCAATTTATTTTCAAGCGCCTCAAAAGCATCCACAAGTCTCCCGCAATCGTCCGCATCGAGCTCAAGTATCACATTGTTCGATGGTTTGCTGTTCCGCTCTTTTCGGCAGTAATCTAGTATTTCGTTTGCTGTCATTTTGTTAGATTTTTTATTACAAATTAATACGCTTTTCCACCATCGCATACCGCATAGCCTCACTGCACCCGTGGCTTGCTGACCCGAGATGATGCGCAACGAGGTCACGACTTATCCCGACCTCTCGCGCAATTGCGTTCTGAGATTTTCCCTCAGCGGCCATTTTTGCGATCATCGAGAGCTGATGCGTGGTAAGCTTACACGGCCTACCCATTCTCAGGGCCAATGCACCAGCACGCAGTTCCATGATATATTTTCTGGCCTCGTTCACGGCCGCCTCGTACGTATCCGGCGCGGAATCACATATTCCCGCGAGCAAGCGTATTGCCTCTGGCTCTTTTGAGTTGTTAATCATTTTTATCCTATTCCTTCATTAATCCGATCGATGCAGAATTGCTGCGTGTCCCTGGGCAGTTCCGCCCAAGAGTTCGCCGGGAAAGCTCCACCCGGTCCGTATTGGCTATCCTGCACCACCTCGCGCCAACCCACAGGCTCTTTTAGCGGCTCGGCGGTAGGATGTGGCTGCCGCGCGGCAAATTCGCTCCAATGCGCCGCGAGGGCCATTGCTGTGCATGCCATCCCTCGGTAGGTCTGGCGGTACTTGGCGGCCCTGGTGTGGATCATCTCAGGTGTGAGGTCCGGTGATGCCGCACGGATCTGCTTGAGCGCCTCGCCGATTGCGCCGCCCTCGGACTTGGTGAGTTCGCCGCGTTTTCCGCTTTCTTCAGCCAGCGCGTCGAAAAGCGGGTTTGGCTCGCGCTTCTTTGCCGGCGCCTTGGCTTCCGATTCCGAAGCCTTGGAGGCGAGCACGCCGGGTAGCAGACCCGGCACAAGACATGTTCCCTGTTCCCTGTTCCCTGTTCCCTGTTCCGTGTTGTAGGACTCCCGTAGTGCTACCTGAGGACTACCGTAGTCCTCACTGAAGTTTATCAAACCCTTTATCCTTGAAGGTGTTGGCTTGTTGATGATTTGGTGCTTCGAGAAATTCGTAACAAATCCGTAGATACGGCCATTCACGCCAGTGTAAAGCCTCACGTATTGCGCGTTGGATAGCTCCGTGAGTCCTACCTGAATACTACGGGAGTCCTCCATGAATGGGAATAATTCACCGCGAACAATCGCTGGAGTCGCGATGAAATAACCCTCGTCGTCGGCAAAATTTAGGAGCGCGACGGCGAGAAGCCGGGTGAAATCGGAAAGTCGGGCGAGGTCTTCATTGCGCCAGAACTCAGGCTTGATCGTGCGTATGCGCATTATTTTTCTCCTTCGCAATTAAGTGTTTTCCATGCGAGCGCTGCCACTGCCGAAACTTGCCCATTTCCAATGGCTTTAAGTCGGTCCACCCGATAGGCCACCCCATGAGCCACTCGACCCACTGCGGGTTCAGCGCTCCACCAACTCGAGCATCCTCCGTGGATAGAGCATTCCCGAGCCTCACTTGCTGGCCTTTCTCCATGCGCTCCTTTTTCGTTATCAAATTCCATTTGTCCGCATCCGAAGCGCATGGTGTCGGGAACCTCGACCGCGCTAGGACCGCGTGATCCAGTCTGTCGTTTTCCCGGGATGCTCCTGTTGATCTGATCAGTGTATTCATTGATGTCCCCTTGCTCATGCTTGCAGTTGGTGTGGGCCAGCGTCTCTCTCTCTCTCTTACAGCCGTTGCCAGCCCGTCTCCGCTTGTTGCGCTCGCGTTTTTGCGATTGTAGCCCCCGCATACAGTCAGCGTTGGCCACTGCCCTGATCCAGATCCGGTCTCGCTGATGAGGTGCGCCCGCGTCGGCCGCTCCGAGCACTCCCCATCTTGCATCATACCCCATCTCGGCCAGGTCTCCGAGAACACGTCCAAGTCCGCGAGAAGTGAGCATTGGGGAGTTCTCCACGAAGACGAATCGCGGTCCCACCTCGCGAATGATCCGTGCGAACTCGGACCACAATCCGCTGCGCTCTCCGTCGATTCCTGCTCCCTTACCGGCTGCACTGATATCCTGGCACGGAAACCCTCCAGAAACCACGTCAACAACGCCCCGCCAAGGTCTGCCGTCAAAGGTGCGAACGTCGTCCCAAATCGGGAAAGGCGCGAGAATGCCATCATTCTGTCTGGCGCACAGTACGCTAGCGGCATAGGCGTCGATTTCAACAGCGCAGACAGTGCGCCACCCGAGCAGTTTCCCTCCGAGAATTCCGCCACCAGCGCCCGCGAATAAAGCCAGCTCATTCAATGTTATCTCCTTTTCTAATTGCATTTTTCAAAAACGTTATAGTTTCTCCGCTAAAAACTCCGCTTGGCGTTGTGTGAAAAACTCTCCATCCAAGATCGACCGCGGTGTTCCGCTTTTGTTGGTCCGCGATAAATCCCGCGCCCCGCGTGTGCCTTCCTTGGGTCCACGCGCCACCATCGACTTCAAGCGCGACTTTTTGCTCAGGCCAGGCATAATCAAATCGCCATTTTCGCGTTGCGTGGAATCTGTATTCAGGAACAGGAGCGGCGCCGACGAGTTGGGCAAGCGCCTGATGTGTTATTGAGTTGTTCATTGAAGAAAGCGGGGCACCGCAAGAGCGCAGTGCCCCGCGGTGTTCACTGGATTTTTGTTGCTGGGATAATGGCCCCATCAACGGCGACCCATGCGTGGATCTTACCTGACTTGGTTTTGATCACCCCTTGCCATCCGGCAGCGGGCTGTTTGTATGGTATGTATTTCATGGCGGAGAAGTGCCGGAAAATTTTTGCTCGCGAGCTGGGTTTCCGCTTTCGTTCAAGTGTTGGATTTTGTTACTCGGTCACAGGTGCGACCTTTGCTTAAATACTCTTCCAAGGCTTCCATATCCTGAGCGTTGTGGCATTCGCTCGGGAAGTGCAGGCCCGGCATACAGCACCCTGGATAATTGCAGTTCATCGTTAGTTCCTCCTGCTCGAAATCCTCATCATCTGTCCAGTCGCAATGGTTGCATCGGTCCTCACCGTCACTGCATTCCATATCGTCGATGTCGCCGCCACAGTAGCAGGCTTGTCCGCAATGAGGGCATGTGTGCATGGGTTGGTCCTTTCGTTCAGGTATTGGTCTTAACCCAGATGGGGAGCCCGGTGTTTGGATCGATTTGGAGTTCCATAGTTTTTTTTGCTTGGTTGTTTTCGTTCAGCGCAAACGGCGCTTGGGTTGGTTGTACTTTGCGAATGCCGCTCTGCCTTTTGGCTGGGCTGGCTTTTGACTATAACTGCTCACTGCGATTTCTTCCTCAGAAGAGCAGTACTTCCTGATGCGAATCGTGATTCGCTCGGACTCCGAACAGACTAGATAGACTGGTGTCATGTTCGTTCAAAAGTTGGGTTTCAGGAACACAATCCAGTGTGTCTTGGCCGTGCGGCCGCATCGGTTCCCGTAGAGCGGCTTGACTGGCGTTAGAGCGAGAATTTCCGAAACCGGAATTTGTTCCTCGTTCCATTTGAATACGAGCGTCCCGCTGATCGTTAGCACGCGGAAGCATTCGGAAAATCCGGCCCGCAATTCATCGCGCCAGTGGACCCCAAGAACGCCATATTTCTTCGCGAGCCAGCCAGTCTTGCCAGCTCTGATTAGGTGAGGAGGATCGAAAACGACATGCGCAAACGTCAGGTCTGGGAATGGCAACGCCGTGAAATCGGCCTGGATATCCGGGTCAACGATCAGCGTCCGGATCCCGCCTTTGCTGGAAATGTCGGGTAGCTCAACGCGCTCACGTCGTTTATCCACGAACACCACGTCGGGGTTTTCGCGGTCAAACCAGAACATACGGGAGCCACAGCAGGCGTCTAAAACTGGAGGCAGTTCGGCCATGGGTCGTTTAGTTATTGGTGGCACCCAGAGGGGGAGCCCGGTGTTTGGATCAATTCGGGGTTCCATAGTTTTGCTTGGCTGTTTTCGTTCAGGAGTTGATTAGTTCGTGCGCGTCGTGCCACTGCTTGTGCTTCCAAACCAGACTCTCAAATTCAAGCCTGACCTGGATTCCTCGGTGTGGATCAATGCGCATTTTGACCGCGTAGGCATATTTTCCTCCTGGCATATCAGCCGTTCGGTATGGCTTTCCGAGTCGGTATCCGCGGACTGAAGAGTTGGGTGCCATGATTCGTTCTGGCGTTTCAGCCGATTTGCGCACCACCTGAACGATTTCATCCGCACTGACTCCAATAGCGTTTTTCCTGCACAGCAGATCGTTAATATCTCTCGTGAGTTGGTCAGTCATGGGTCGTTCCTTTGTTCAGGTGTTGGCTTGGATCTCAATGCGCTGGACCTCATTTTCCGGGATGTACATATCCTGCCACCATAGCGGCAGGATCGTATCGACCTCGTCTGAAAACTCGAACAGATCAGCATCGGCCTCAGTGGCTGGTCGAGCATCCCAGACGATGACCGTATATTTGCCCTCATCTCCATCAATGGCTTCCTTAGCCTCTTTGATGGCCTGCTCAATAGAATCGCAGAGGCTTCCCATTTCGTCGCTTCCCAGGAATTGGTATATGTATTTTTTCATGTTTAGAATCTTGAAAATTCCAGCGTGAGGAAAAGCCACACAAAGCGGACTTCTCCTAGTCCCGGTAGAAGCAACACGGTCGGTAAAACCGAGAAACACCTGTATTGCCGCCAACGGAGCGAAACGAAAACGTGCGAGTCTCTTCCTCCTATGGAGCGATTGATGAATATTCTGATTTTGGATACTTTCATTTTGTGCCATCCCGCGCGGCGTCGATGGCGGCCCGAAATGTATCCTCGTTGAACCTACCCGTTGCGGGTGTATCAAACCAGTGGTCCGCCGTCGCAAGCCAATCAAGGCGGGCTTTGTCTTTTAAGGCTTCTGACAACTTCGCCTTGAGCTTCTCAATCTCAGCGACCAGAGAATCCGATTTGTCAGCTTCTTGTACCAGGTGACTTTCAGCTTGTGCGCATCCGGCGGCGTAGAATTCCTTTTGTAGCCTGCACTCATCTCGCTCAGAGGAGACGCGGGCCAGTTCGGCCTTGAGCTTGGCGTTTTCCTTTTCGGAGCACCAAAGCAGATTTTGCACGCAAATCTTGTCGCACTTTTCGCAGAGCACTAGGAATTCTTTATCTTTCAACTCAGCCAACAGCTTGTTGCGCGTGTCGCGGAGGCGGATAGTCGCACGGAAAAAAAGGCCATGCTTGAATGGCTTTTGTAATTCTCTCTCCAGTTTTTCCGCGTGCTCGTACATTTTACGGGCGCAATCAGCGGCGGAAATAAGCGGGTTAAAGCACGCGGCCCATGCGGCTTTCGTGCGAGGGGTGTCGCTCATAGTGTGCCTCCTGTACTGTATATCAGGATACACGCCCATATAAGCAGAGCAATTTCTGCGGCAACAACCGACAAGTAATGCCTCTGGTCTCGTTCGATTACGGTAGGCATTTCTCGAAACGCTAGAGCGTATAGCGCAACTACCAGCCGAAGGACCGAGAGCGCCGACATGACCCAGAGAAATGTACTCATAGCGCGCCTCCATTTCTAAATTGCAGATCACGCGGCGCGTTTTCCTGACTGAACCGCCCGAGAACATCCCGGCGCGGACGCATCTTATTTATCTGCCAGTGCGCCAGCCGGTCGAAAAAACCGTTCTGCCATCCAATAGCCAGATACTTTTCTTTGCTCGAAAGTTTACCGAAAACGTATCCGGCTAAAAAGACCAGCACCGAAGCAAACGCGATGGCGAGTATGTGTATTGTTTCCATGGTTACGCCTTTGTTTTGTCGGCTTCTGCCGCAATTATTTTCCACTTGGCGTCTAGGGTTGGTTTCAAAAAGGTTTTGAAATGTAGGGGGATTGAAGTGAACCATTCCTGGAGTGCCTTCATCCCGTTCTTTGCTGCTTCTTCTCCGTCTGGAATTGGTTCGATGTGAAACGGTTTTCTCTTTCCCCGTCTTTCGGTAAGCGAAAGCGATACCGGTTCTTTTATGTTGCTCATATGAGATATCTGGATACCTCCGCACGGTTCCCCGGCGTACGACACTAGCGGGTTGCGAAATAGGCAGAGCGTGCGTCCCGTAAATGTTGTTTCATCCTGCCCCCATGTAAGAATAAGGGCACGCCTCATGCTCAGGTTTGGCTTATATGGCCTTCCATTGTCGTCCTCGAAATAAATAGAAACAGGCTGCTGCTTGTCTCCGGTAAGTTTTGCCTCAGTAATTCTTATCACGCGGGGGCCTGCGATTAGGTCGTCTGCGTTAAGCTGGTCGCTTTTCGGAATAATTGTTGATGCAAGGCTCATAGAATTTTTGCTCCTCCAAAATCTCCTGTTTCGTCTTCGATTTCGAAATCCACCCAGCCAGGGGCCTGAATTTCGACGGCGCCATTCACATATCCCGGCCAGTTATTCGATTCCATGCAGCGCTTCCACGTGTCGATTGCCTTGAATGCCTCCCGCTTCCCGCGCTCGCGGAAAGAAGCGTCAAGGAAGCATGGCGTCACGGCATAGGGCGGCTCCGTTTCGACAAAAAGAAACTGGAACCCAAGTCCTCCTTTTACCGCAGGGATTCCGGTGAGTTTCGCGGCCCCCATGAGATAAAACTCAGAGCGCAAATCGTAGTGCATTGCGGGCACGATTCTTGAAATCTGTTCCGGGTGGGCAGACTTTCCCGTGGTCTTTATGTCCCAAATCTCATTGCGGGATGGAATCCATCGATCAAACATTGCCCTCATGTAGTGCTCGCCCTCTTTCCATACTGCCGCCTTCTCGCTTTCTCCCTCGGTAAGCACGTAATCCAGCCCCCACTCGTGAAGGCTTGCCCGCAGGTTTGTAACGATCTCACTGGCGCGGTCGAAGTCCGCTCGCTTCATTGGAGTCTTTCCGAGCGACTGCGCAAAATCGTAAAATTCTCGCGCTTCTTTTGACCTCCAAGAGTCTCCCTCGTAGATTTCGAACCCTCCACCTTTTCCAAGAGCAAGTTCGTGCACAACGCTCCCGAGACTCATGGATGGAGTCTCGTCGCTCGCTGAATATTCCGGGTTAAGCCGAGGATGCTTGAGCCTCGCTTTCGCTGGGCACGAATAAACAAGGTCGCAGGCAAGCGAAGACGAGAGCGAGGGAAGAAAGCATGGGTCGGCGTGATATTCCTTCGCGGGTAAATCGTAAAATCCTGGAGCCGTAATCACAGGAGCACCGCCTTTCCTTCCACCCAAGCAGCGAACTTGTTCACCTGGTCGGCGAGCTGAATCTGCACACGCTTCCCTTTTTCGGTCGCGAGCGCAGGAATTTGCAAACCGCGTATTGTGGCAGCAAATACGGCCAGCTTCTCACGGTCTGGCGCAAGTGCGGCGCGTTCTTTTTCTGCTTCTATCTGTGTAAGTCTTGCGCTCTCGCGCTCTGCGACGGCTCTCAGTTCGCGTTCGCACTTCTCCCGCTCGTCTCGCTCCGATTTTGCTTTCGCCTCAAGCGCTGCGTGCTCAATGCGGGCGATTTCCTGCTGTCTCTTGCGCTCGATTTCTGCGGCCTCGACCTTGGCGCGTGCCTCTGCCTTCTGCTCTTCAAGTTCTTTCAACGCCTTCTCTCGTTCAGCCCTTGCCGCTGCCTCGCGTACTTCGGCTTCAGCTTTGAGTCTTTCGTTTTCGATCCGCATGCGCTCGCGCTCCTGTGCTTGGGCTTTCTCGCGAGCCTCACGCGCTTCGGCTTCCGCTTTTGCTTGAGCGAGCCTATCCGCTTCGGCTTTTTCTGCCGCCGCCTTCCGCGTGTTGAATGCGGCTCGCGCACCCTCAAGAGTGTTTGCAAAATCGACCTCGGACATTTCGGCGAGCATGTAGAATGCCGGATTCACCCCGAGCGGGATGAGCTGCGCCTCGCGGGTCGCCCGCAACGTTGCCTTGCGCTGCGCCTCTGCGCGTTCGGCGGCGGTTTCGATCTCGCTCAGCGTCAGCTCAAGCGGCTCTATTACGCCAGTTACGAGGCGCAGCATTCCGTCGAGCGCCTTCCCGCGTGATAGCGTTTCGGCCTTCAGCTCCTTGTGCTTTTTCTCAGCTTCGACGCGGATTTTCTTCAGCAGTAAGCGAGACTTGCGGGCAAGTTTTGGCTCGGTTACTTCGGAAACCCTTACGCGCCACTCTTCTGCCTGTGCAAAAAAAGGAGAAAATGAGGACCGGATAAGAAGGCCAACATCCTCCGAAACTCCGCTTTGAAGAAGGACCGTATCAATAGGCCCGCCTTGGACTAGATCTTGTGTATTCGTAGGCATGTTACGGGTTGTTTTTGTTTTCCGTCCCCGCGTCATCGCGGCTTCCTTCGTCGCTGGGAACGCTCACGGTTCCGGCGTTCGCAAACGCGTGCGCCTTGTCCTTCTTCGCCTTGGACTCGGCGAGCGCCGCGTCGATGTATCCAATGGCCGCGCACGCGCCGGGAATCTTGTCGGAATTGATCCGCAAAAACTCGCGAAAAACCGAGATTTCGGCGCGGCCAAAAAGCGCGAGGAGGTTCTTCGCCTCAAGTTTCCGCTCCTCAAAACCGAGCGGCTCCCCCTCGGGCGAGAAAAAGATATTCGGCAACCGCGAAATATAACCCTGCGCGTCATCGGTCGCATCTTTCGGCAACTCCAGATCTTCGGAGGCTAGTCCGTCCCAGCTCTCGGGGGTGAGCACCTGTTCCGCTGCGGCTCCGGGAAACGGGATGATATTGGAGGGCTCTTGTTTCGCGGCAGTTTCGTCGGCTCCGCTCACAAGTTTTTCGACGCCCGGAAGCTCGTTGTTCGTTACGCACACAAGCACAGGAGTCTTTGTTTTGACCCAAACTTCGTGCTCCTTGAAGGTGCGAGCGGGAACATTCTCGCAGGCCTCGCCAATAGTCTGAGTAGGAAGCAGGCGACCCTTCTTTGTCGTGTTGAAATCGTACGCTGCTTGGCGGATTCTTTCCTCTGTCGTAACAGGACTTGCCTCATCAGGAATCTGGAGCACCCAGCCGGCAAAGTCGTGACCACGCAAAAACCCTTGCGGGTCGGAAACCAGAATAACGAACTGCTTTTTGACGGCGGGAGTTTTCTCTTTTTCTTCGAGCGCAAGCGCGGCAAGTTGGTTAAGCAGCGCCTCCAGTTCGGCGGTGGGTATTTTTACGGTCTTGCCAGCCGACAATATTTGTTCTGTGGATACTTTCATTTTGCGCCTTCCTTCTTTAGCTGCTTGCGGCCCTTATGGGGCATATAGCAAGATCGAGACTGCTTCGGGAACGCTTCAGGGTCGTGCGTAAGAAACGGGTTACTGCGGCGGTGTTTGTTTGCCGCGATTCTCGCTTTTCTTGATGCCTTGACGGCATCTGTTTTTTCACTATTCATACTTTGTTTTCCTTTAGTTTTAGCCCCCGTTCACGCGGGGGCTTTTTTGTTGATTGCGAAAAATAACCCGCCCGTTCCAAAGCTTCCGTAAGTCGGGCGGGGTGCCGAGTACACGCTCGGCGCGTTTTCCGTAGGGAAATTATGCGTATCACTTATTGCGATACACTAAAATTGTCTCTCGCCGCCGCTTTGCCCCAGCCCGACGGCGAGAGGTTTTGCCTCCCAAAGAACAGCCCGACTTCGCGGCGTCGGTTGCCGAATTATTCTCCGTCCTCGCCGTTTGCTTCGTCAAGATCCTTGCTCAAATCGCCCTTGAGAAGATCCGCTATAACCGCTCCTGCGACCATGCAGGCCGCAAGAAAACCGAGCGCAACAAGAAATATATGCGCCTTCATTTGTTGAATTCCTTTCGGAGTAGATGGTTCTCAATGTCCCGCTTGGGCTTCGTCCTCTCCAATAGAAGTTGGCACGCCGCCCGGAAAAAAGCAGAACGCGAGAATGGCCCGCGTGCAGCATCAACGGCCTTTAGCTGCTCAGGGGAATAGCGAACTGGTATAGGCTTCGTCATAGCTGTGCTGTGTGATATACTCGTATTACTAAGGCAACACTTATTTTTAACTAAATTGTATCACTTTCTGCTCACGCGGTTTAGGTGATGTATCACCCATGGAGAAAGCTTTTCTCCCTCCTCCAGGGCCGACCTTACCCACGTATCCCTGTCGCCTTTTTTTACCCGGATGTGAAGGTGAGCACTTGCGCGTTCCTCCTCTTTTTTTGCGGCGTATTTGTTATTTTTTACGGCTGGCATTTGTATCCTGTTATTGGCTACTTTTTGGCCGTGCGCTGCTCGTGGAAGAGCGCGTTTTCGAGATTGAGGCTCCACGTTACTGAGCCCTCTTTTCTTGAAAACGTCGTAACGCCGTTGTGAGACTTCTTTGACCAGCCTCCGGTGAGGAGATAGAGACCCGCTAAAAAGCGGGATGATGATAGAAGCAATCTGCGAATAGTTTTCATGCTTGTATTTTGTTAGTGGTTACACATCAAATTCAGATAGCGGAAGTTTCTTTATCGAAACTGTCGTCGTGTAAAGCGTCTCAACTTTTTTCTCCACGGAGTAAACCGTTTTGCCATCAAGTCCAAGAACGGCCTTCGTTGGGGTTCCGTGAGCCGGGGCCAATAGACGAGCAACCGCCAGCCTCTCATCGCCAGCGCACCGGAGCACATCTTGCGTGCTCAGCTCTCGGTATTGCGGATCGAGTCGGAATTCGTATTTGGTCATTTTCTTAGGCCCCCTCCAAAGAGGGGGGGGCGGTTAAGGAGTTTTTTTTGGGGGTTATTTTATCCGCGCCCATGCGCGACCTGGCTAGTCGCGCGGGTCGTAGTGGTCGGGCGAAAGCCCGGCCTGGCGTCGGGCACCGGCCCGGCGCTCGCACTCAAGGAAGAGCGCATTGTACTTCTCCAAGATGATCTTCTTCGTGGCGACCCGACTCGCCAGCTCCTTTCGGGCTGCGTCCTCCCGTTCACAGGCAGCCGAAAGCGCCTCCTGTTGCCTCCGCAAGAGTTCGTTATCCGCCATCTCGGCGGCCTGCATCGCCCGAAACTTAGTGATTGAGCTGCTCATCTGGATTAAGGGTTGGGGTTTGGGAGTTACCGAATGCGGTTTTCAATTTCCGCCGCATCCTGTTTTTCGGACTCATTTAAGGGCCGTGTGACCCCTTTTTCGCTTACCTTAATTTCAGTGGGAATGTAACTTCCGCGACCGTTTTTTCTCCAGTATTTAGCGTTCTTGACCTCGGCTCTGACCGCCGCCTCAAGGCTGCGATGGCTGCTCATATCGTTTCCCGAGAAGGTGTTGACTAGTACGTATTTCATGTCGCTCCTTTGTTTTTTTGGGGGGTTGTTTTTGTTTCAATGGTGCTACAGTACGCCCATCTCATGATTTGTACACACAAATCTTGTTACTGTTTTATAACTCTCTGATAATCAATTTGATAAGTATCAATAAAAACGATGTAGCAGATCAAGCAACGCGCATTCTGCCCAAACCTACGTTATAGTATCAGAAATATGGATACATAATTACAGGCACAAAAATCCTAAAAACATCACGCTATCACACGTCCACGGCATCCGCCAGGCAGAGTTCATTCTGCCGCAATCCACCCCCTGTCCGTATCGGCTCCTTCCGCAGGGCTAAATATAACTGGCCGACAACAGTTGTGGAAGTTACGCCGAGAACCTTGTTGGCTAAGTACGTGTCGAATTTTTGGCCATTAATCCGTAGGGTTGCCAATAAACTAAGATATTCATTTGGCGCCGAGTCTGATTTTGCCTTAGAAATGAACAAGAAAAACTCAGCATATGCCTCTTTTGTAAACGTATCCACCCTGTAATTACCTATCCTAATGTAGTTACCAGAAAATCCGTTTGGTAAAGTAATTTCTTTTTGGAGTGCCATGGTGTTATGCGTATTGGATTAGCTCAATCGAAAAGCGCCGAAGCCCTGCGCCATAGGATGTACCATCAGGTCGGTTTACTGCAATGTATGCTGTTGTGCTAGAATTGCCACCGTTTATGTAATCGTATGCACAATCAAGCTCGTTGACAGGATAGTCACAAGTTATTTGGCCCACCTCGGGTGCTGTCGTAAATCCACGGTTGGTCAGATCCACCGTGAACGTCTCGGATGTGCCACCTGCTAGACTCACTACTTTACTTTCGTGGTACACCGCGACAACCTTCCGCACGCTCGACGCTGAAGCGCTGCCAAGCTTTAGCCCCTCAAGCTCCATTGCATCTACATCCTGGGCTGCCGCGCTTCCGGCCATTTTTATAAATGAGCCTGAAAGGTTAACTGATGCTTGCAAAGAAGATACTCCGCTTGTATTCACAAATTTGATTTGGGCGTACCCATCAGCTCCAAGCAGCGTCTTGTAAATCACGGCCCAATTCTGATTCTTTCCAACACGCTGCACGCCTGGTCCTGCGTTGTCGGTGATAACCATTCCCATAAGCGGAGCCGAGTTGTTTGATGTCCACTCAATAAGCACATAGTCAATATCTTTTTCGGCAGGGTAGTTCCATTTGATTTCTACACCCATCAGCGAATACTTTCCGGTGCCGCTTGTAAGGCGTGCATCAACGTGAGGATAAGCAGCATCAACCGCTCCACCTGTAGGTGTGGTTGGCACTGTTGAGTTTCCGGGCGCTATCAGATCTAGCGCCGTACTGTACGCGCTCGGCGTTCCGTTGAAACTGAAGCCACGCAGCGCGAACTCGTAATCAGCGCCTGGTATCAGTCCATCAACGCGAGCGGTTCCCGCCGTTGCGTTAGCATACTTCCCGTACGAAACCCAACCTTCATCCCCAGTTCCATTCACGCGGCAGAACACCTCCTGGTACTTCATGCCTGCGGTCATTGCCGCAAAAGCAATCACGATATAAGCATTCACGGTTCCATCAGTCGCGGTTTGTGTGCCCGAGCTGTCGTAAGTCGGAGCTGCCGGAGTGGCCGGGGCTGAAGCGTCGGTATCTCCGTCGGTAATTCTGGAAACAGTGGCATATGCTACTGCCGAAAATGCACTCAGGTTTCCGCTTCTATCTATAGCTTTAATCCAGTAGTATAAGGTTGATCCTAGCAAAACATCTGCATCTACAAATGCACTTACTCTAGCTTCCGCGATTTTTAGCGCCGTTCCGCTGTTATTTGATGTGTTCCGGTATATCGCGTATACAAGAAGATCAGACTCGGGGTTATCAAACCAGTCCAATGCTATTGCTTTTCCTGTTCCAGCTTTTGCCGTAAGTCCTGTTGGTGTGGCCGGAGCAACGGTATCTCCAAAAACCTCTACATTTTCTATTGTTACAAATGGAGACGAAACACCTATAGTATTCACTGATTTAATACGGACATCGTAACAAGATCCAACTTTTACTGCGGTAATATATGCGAACGTAGCAGCACCGAGCGGCCCCTTTGCTTCGATCCAGTCGCTTGCTGCGTGCTCCTTGTACTCGATCACGTAGCGCCCTCCGCTCTGCACGAATTGGTCGCTTGGTGGGGTCCACGCAAGGAGCAGGCGAGGAATCACTGTGCCGTCAGCTTGCAGGCCGTCGCTCGCGCTTGCGAGCGTGACGGATGAAGGCGCGGTGACTACGTGCGGATTCGGCAGGAAGGTGGCTGGTGCTGGGGGTAGCGCCTTTTCCTCGGCTGCCGTCCACGCAAAGACATTTACATCAGTCTCTTTCAATGTCATTTCGACCGTTACGCCAACGCCTTCGTCCCCAGATAACTTCCAATTAATTACCTCGAATGTTTTGTTCACCCACCCAAAGTGGGCAAACGAAAACTGGATTGTGTCCCCAGCCTTCACCTGTAACCCCTTTAGGTTTGTGATTATCTTGCAAGTAATCTCCCGGCGTATGCGCTCAAGCTCGATCTTTGTGATTCGTTGTGCCATTGAGGCAGAAGTGGTGCATGGAAGATCAAGGTCAATCCACGCTTCGCGGCCATCGTCTGCGGCCAAGTAGGTTTCAGACTGATACGCAGGATAGTCACTTGCCTGCCATTTATTGCTCTCACTTAAAAAGGTTCCGCGTGCTCCGTTAGCACGGTTAGCTACGCTTACACGGGTTCCTAAAAGCGTGACGGGGCCTGCAAGGTCGCCTTCTGAAAATGAAACAGTCGGAGTTTGGTACCCGGTTAACAAGAACCATTTTCCACCAGAGCACACAAGTCGAGCGGCCATGCTCTGTACCATGTCGGTGAGTACGTCTTCCGGGGCCTGATCCGCGGTCGCTAGATAATTGCACTCATAGGTTGGTTCCGTTCCTCCACCAGCAAGCGCGCGGGCGGCATCGCACGCATTAGCGGAAGCGGTAAAGCTTACCGCGTCGATGTCAGATGTAGCGACGCCTAGGCCGCGATCTGCGTTTGTTAGATAATCATAAATGCAAAGTGCAGGATTTTTTGAATATGCGGTGCTTCCATCTCGAATATCATACAATGCGAGGCCTGTTCCGATAATGGTGATGTTCGGAATTCCGCCACCCGGGAAGGTTTCTGTGTCGTACTTGAGCCAGCAGTACAGGTAGGATACGCCGGAAAGCTTATGGTCAACAGTCCAGTACGATGGCATCGCTGCAATCAAGCCAGAATCTGCCGCCTGTGAATCATCTCCGTTATGCCAAATAAACTGCGCCTTTTCGACATATTCTCCGCTTGTAGGTTGACCAAGGCCATTGATTGGAACGACGTCTTCGCCAACCATCACCGATTCAAGAGATGACATTTTATGCGCGGTGAATGCGATCACTAAATTCAGGTATTCGTTCTTCACCCCAGAGCATCCGCAAAAAACAAGCACGCCAGGGATGCGCCGCCTCCCGTAAAGGTATTGCGCCGGAGCGATCGCGTTGCGGATAGAGACTGGCTGTCGCATTGCCTCCAGGGCTTGCGCCGCCTTCCGCTGCGCCCTATTTTTCGAATAACTTCCATATGCCGCCCCCGCTCCTATTATTAGCGCCGCTTGAACGAACGGGATTATTTGCGCTGTGATTACCATAACACCAGCAGCCTGAAGGGCTCCTGCAATTCCATATGCGATAGGATAAACTACTGGCGGCATTTTATTTAACCCTCCAAGCTTTACTAATTTTACTAGTATCAATAAAACTGATACCGTATTCACTTACATAGGCGCAAAAGCGCCCGGTGCAAATACCAAGAGCTGGGCGCGTATTGTTGTTCGTCATTATCGAGACAATATCTCCGCGAAAAACAAACCCACGAGGAACGCATTTAAGTTGTTTGCACGCGTCAGCAATTTCCTCGACTCCGCCAAATGGAAGCAGCACGCGAGCCGCTCCGTATGAAGTCGAATAAGTTCCTCGAATTCCTTCTGCGGGATCTGTTCCAGTGATTTGCTTTACCCAGTCTGACGCAAATATACAGCAATCGTTTGATCCCCATAAAAATGGTGCGTTTCTCCTGTTTTCGATGAATGTCTCTAGCGCCTCGTCGATGCCTTCGCTTCTCATGGTTAATCTCCGGTGTATACGTTTGTCTTTGTCGATGCAGGTAACCCGCCCCCTACGCTTGAAAACCCAGACTTATTTGCAATTCCCCAATTTATTTCAGCCTGCTGTATTGTTGGAACATAATCAAAGCCCTTATCGTTTGGAAATTTCTGGCGCTGGCTTCCACGAGTGTAACGCCGAATTCGAGGGCGACCAAGGTCTAGCAGCGCACTCTCTAGCGAAACAGTTATTACCCCAGTGCCCCCTCCGATTTCAGCGCTCATTACATCCATCTTCCCGGAAAAAATTTGAACAGGGTCAGTAATGATGGCGTCAAGCGAAGATAGAAAAGCAAGCCATAAGCGACCGGGCCTTCCTTGATACGGCTCAGCAAGAGCAAGCGCCATTAATTCAGATGGCACACTTGAAAGAGTAAGCGTCATGTTCCTTGGCGCAATATCCGTAGTTTCCTCGGCCGGGCCGACACCTCCTAAGTTACCAACACCAGCCCAAGTCTTGCCATCCCATATTTTATTTCCTACCCCAGACCAAGCGCGAACAGCGCCGGAATCAAACTCAAGCTCGCAAAATAAAGCAGGCCGAACAGTCGGGCTTTCTGATTGCGTTACTACTGCCGATGTTAAATTTCTGCTCATTGCGCTTGCTCCACTTTGAATGTAATCCCAAACGTTTTTGCGTCGTCCACATCCCAGCTTGTTTGCCCCTCGGTTAAGCGTAGGGTCATAGTGCCCGTAACGCCGCTAGGAATATAGGCGCTCATATCTTTTGAAAACGTGTCTGCGGTGTTGGCGAGTGTGTGCAAAAATGTTATCCAGTTTGATGCCTCCGATGCCTTCATTGGTGGAAGACTAATTTCAAACACCCAGCGTGAACCGCTCCAAAGCTGAGTTTGCGCTTGAAACGTGAAGGGGGAAATCGTCCGCATCTGCGCTTTTTCAAACGTGGTGCGAACGCTTCTAAATCCAGGTGATGAAGGGATGGACGCCATTTTTATCGTCTCCTGATTTGATTGTTCCTCACAACTCCGGTAACGCGAGAGTCAAAATTTTGGTTTAAATTTCGCACCATTGATTCTAGTCTCTGCACTGCAGCAACATCAGCCCCACGTGCGTCAATATGGAATACATTCCCTCCAGCTCCGCTACTTGATGATGTAGCCGCTGCTGAGAGTATTGTTCCGCTGATATTCGGCCTGAAGTATTCTTTCCCTGTTTCATTTACTCGATAAAGACTACCTGCTTCAACAGGCCCACCAAGGGCACGCGCAGAAACCGAGCCAGATCCAAAGAATGCCGGGAGGAGTCCACCACCCATCATTCCTCCAAAAATTGCGTTCATTAATGGATTAATAATTGCGAGCCTTGCCGCAATCTCGATCATGCTACGCAAAATCAAATCACCTAATTCTGCAAAGCTTGCCTTTCCATCCATTATCATCGACGCAAAGGCTTGTGATGCACGATCGGATACGTTTTCCCACATTTGTGACATCTGAATTTGCATTGACTCGGCCCCTGTCGTTACAGTTTTGCTAAGGCCTTCCATCTCGTTTCCAATATCCTCTACCGTCGTAGGCAGTTTCTCTAACGACTCCCAAAACTCAATAACCTCTGTCTTTGGCCATAAGTCTTTTAGCCCTGAAAACGCATCCTCCATCGTCTTGCCTGTTGATGTAGACTCGCTAGCTATATCATTTAGTTCCTTGCCAATTGTGGCGCTGTCGATTGCCTTTTCAAACCATCCTCCTCCGTCAATCTTCGTGATTCCCCTCAAATCTTTTGCGCGGGCGGCTGCCTTCCTAAATAATTCATCCTGCTGTTTCTCAAGGAAAGCATCCATCTCTTCGGTGGTTGCACTACGTGATGCTTGTACACCAGGAAGCATCCCGGCAATCTGCGTACCAACCTGCTCCCAGTTTCCTGATAAAATATCAGCAAGGAATACAGTAGTGCTATTTTTAATTTTCCTAAATGAATCCTCTATCTTTTTGCTCGCAGCGTCGATTTTGGTAATTGTGTATTCGGATATTACCTGCCCTGCCTCTTTTGCTTTTTTCGATACGCCATCAAATCCTTCATCGCCAAGCTGCTTCAACACCTCAATCAGTTTGGGCGCACTTCTCGCCCCAAGTATATCGACTATGGCCGAGAAAGCAGCCGTAGGATCGTTTGCATTTTGTAGAGCACGCCCAAGCGCCTCCATCTGTAACTCAGGAGCAAGCTGCCTAAGGTCTGACCATTTCATCCCAAGCTTATCGAACAGTTCGACGGCTTTTTCGCTTCCGTTTTTTGCTTCCTCGAGTTTCTGCGTGAGGCTAGTTAAGCTTCTTTGTAGCTGCTCTTGTGATACCCCGCTTTTACCAGCCGCCCAGCTTAAGGCCTGAAATTCTTCAACTCCCATTCGCGCCGCCTCGGAGTTGTCCTTTATTTGAGCGGCATTATCGAATAAGCTCTTTGTGAATGTCACGACACTAGCCACTGATACAGCTGGAAGAATAGTGGCAATTTGCGCCTTTGCAAAATCAGCCATTTTTTTCCAATCATTATTCATTGCTGCTGTCTTTGCGCGCACAGTCTTGTTCAGGCTGTCGATCTGCGCCGACATGCGCTGGAGTTCAAGTTGAACTTCAACCGTCAGCGTCCCAACTGTGTTCTTGCCGCTCATATCGCAGATATTCCTTTTGATGTTCTCGACCGCTTGCTCCTGTGAATCATTGCCGCCGCTTTCAACTCTTGGCCAAAGACGTTGGACATTTGCTTGAGAGCGTTCATTCCCTGCTCATCAAACGCAGGCCGCATGAATGGCTTTCCTTGCACGCGCTTGCCGTTCTTCTTCATGTGCCCCTGCTCTACCAAGTGCGCGTAATTCGCTGGCTCGTTCTTGCCGCTTCCCATGCCACGACGTGCGCCGAGAACAGCAAACGTAAGCCGCCCCCTTCTGTATTTGCGAATAAAGAACCCGATTGATCTGTCTAGCTCTCCAGTCCTTCTGCTCTTCGCCACGTTTCGCTTTGCAGCCAGTACTAGTGGTTGCATGGCGGATACAACCGCCTTCAATGACGCCTCTTTTTGAAGACGAACAGAAACCTTAGCCAGCGTGTTGGCTAATTCATTCTGCCCAGTTATTTTGAAATACATCATGATGCAAACGTCTGCTTAAATGCTCGGAATATGTTGTCCGCTTGCTCTTCGCTATTCTCGAATTTCTTTTTTGGCTTCGGCATCCAGTCATTGATTCTCCAAATCTTGTCCGTATTTTTCTGCCGTTTGCTGTTCAGGTAAACACAGTACCACTCGGCGCGGTCTGCCAGCCGTCGCTTCTGTCCCTCGTTCCATTCATCTATCAGGGCGGCTTCCTCTACTGGCATCAAGTCAAGGAACTCTTCAGTCGATAGCCTCAGCTCTAAGCGTGCGAAGGCCCACTTGCTGAGGCGCTGTCGTTTTTTTCTGACGTGCTTTCCCTGATACAGACCGCAAGCGCAGATATTGCGCCTTCGACATCCTCGCGCTTGATCGCTTCAGCAAGGTCTTCAGGCTTAGCGAATGGGCAATCAATTAGGGTTGCCCACAGCCAGTTCACAAGTACGGCGAATGTTTTCTTGCGCTTCCCTAGGTCGCTCAAATCGGTGTTTCCATCAAGCGCAGAAAGGCGGTATTGAGCGCGGTTCGTATAGCGAATTCCGTACTCCTTACCGCCGATGGTAACTGGTGTTGCTTGGATCATGAGATAGGGGGGACGCCGGTGGGTTTAAGTGTAAGCGTACGGGTGGCTTTTCCGTTTACGGGATTAGCTCCCTCCTCAAAGCCGATAACATCGGCATTGAAAAAGATCGGGTTGCTTGGGTCAGAAACCTTCACAACCTTGAACTTTTGCTGAGTGCCGATCATCGCCGGCAAGAGCATCTGCCCAGGATCAGTTGGGAGGTCGTTCATCTCGGCGGAAACGTCGGAATAGGTGAATGTCCCGATGGGTTCAAACTCGCGGATGCCGCTCGTTGAACTGTGGCTTGTCGCGTCCGCTGGTTCGTCGGCAACCTTGCTCGGAGGCGTGATGTCAAGCAGGCCCTTGATCTCAGTGTAAGCGTCAGTCGAAAGCGACACGTCCCAGATTGATAGCGTAATTCCAAAGGTTTTTGAGGCCATTGTGTTTTGTGGTTAGCGGTTGCGGTTTAGGAAGTCGGATCAACGCCCGTAGGCTTACATGAAACACTGATGGTGGCCTTGCCATTGACGGGGTTCTGCCCCTCTTGGACTCCCAGCACGATGGCGTTAACGAAGCGCGCTGTAGCAGATGCGGCCTTGATGTGTTTAAACCTCACAACAGTTCCGACGTTGGCGCGAAGAAAGACTTGCGCGGCATCACTCGGGAGGTCGTTCGCCTCGAAACTGAAGTCCGTGTGATCCTTTGTGCCGGCGTCGATATACTCACGCACGCCGGAAGCGGAGTCGTGCGAAGTGCAGTCAATCGGCTCGTCCGCCTTGTAGGTCGGCCAAGTTACGTCGATGAGTCCACCTACAAGCTTGTAGGTCGTATCATAAACATAGAGTGCGCTGCCGAATGTTTTTGAGGCCATGATTTTATTCCTTGGTTAGGTTTTCTGGTAGTGGATTTCAAAATCTGCTGATGCCATATAAAGGGTGGAACCGTCCTCGATTGAGTCAGGCGAGTCGGCAATGTGCTCGATGAGGTCGACCGTCGTTCCTATCATTGTACCTTTAAATCCGTTGAGTGCTGCAGCCGTATCCTCGCGCATCATCACTGCGTCCGCATAGGTCGCTGCAATAAAGTCCATTTGCACGCGCTTCATGAGCAGGCCGCTTTCTCCTCCGTGCGTCAGGTCGCGTTCGCCATAAACTTCAAACATGACAACATGCGGGCGCTTTGAAGAATCCTGCGGAACACTGAGCCAGTAAACGCCGCCCGTCGCCTTCGATGCCACGGAGGAGACGGCCAGAACCTTGGCGACTAAATCAGCCTGCATCATGTGCGGCCTTTCGTTTCCTTGGCCGGAAGAACCAGGAGTTCGCGACGCCCTTGCTCTAGCGGTGTTCCGGTGATCTCAAAAATACGACCGTCGCAAACGATGCGGTGCTCTGCCGTGATTATCGAGAGGTAGCGCGCGGTAAAAAGCGCGGTGCATTCTGCCTGAACCTGTCCGAATGCCTTGAACTCGCGCGAGCCCTGTTCTGCTTTGGCAGCCCATACGGTTGCAAACGTGGTCCACGTTTCAACAGGAGCGCCAGCCGTGTCTTTCGTCACGGTCTTGGATTGCAGCTGAACCCTGCGGTCAAGTTTTCCTGGGTTCATTTTTTTTGCACATCCTTCCAGACACGATGCTGAATCCGCAATGTATACACGCCAACGATAAGCCCGACGATTGCAGCGATAAAGCCAACAATTTTTGTTGCCGATTCGATTATTCCGAGGAATCCGCCTGTGCTGCTAATTGAGGCGAACAAATAGCCAAAATATGGACGGCGCTCAAGAAGGCTTGAAAGATAGGAGTGAATCATGGCTGCTTATTCCTTTGCGCTTTCTTTGAGGTTTGCCTTGATCCTAAGCACGGTAGCTTTGACGGTTTTTTCCATGCCGGAAGTTTTGCTTGAAAGAGGGTCGAATACAGTGGCATCGAGAGCCGCCTTCTGCTCGTCCGTGGCGGCTTCATATCCTGCGTCGAGCTGCTTGACCAAGGGGAGCGCGACATCAGCTTCCTTTTTACGTTCTGCGTGCGCCCAAGAGAGGATAAGTATGTAGATTCCGACTACGCATATACAGGCAACCATTGCCCATTTGAACCACGGCTCGCCTACGACTTGAGAAAGCCCGAAAGAGAGGCAGGAGCTCAAGAATAGAAGGCCAGAAATAGGGGCGAGATTCGCCAAAATTTTGAGGTAAAACCCTACTCCAATTCCAATCACCGCGAGGGCCAGGCAAACCGCCGCGAAACGATTTAGTCCGACCTGTTGTTCTCGCACGTTCACGGCTTTTTCTTTCGCGATTCGCTGCTCATACATGTCGATTAGCTTTTGCAGGTCGGATGCGGCTTTCTTTTTTGCGGCCTCCAATTCCTTATCCTTGGCTTGAATCGTGGCCGATAAGGCATCCTGCGCGGCCTGCGCCGAGGCACGCAGAGACGCAAGCTCTGTAGTTGCTTGCTGCGCCTGCCCGGTGGCGTCGGAAACTAGCCGCTTAGCCTCTTCTGCCTTCCCCTCGGCGTTTGCGCGAGCGATGCGCTCACCAACGAGTAGTTGCTCAGGATCAGGCTGAGCGTTGCCGTTATTTACCTTCGCAAGCTGGATCGCATCGGAGGTCGTTGCCTTCGGCGCGCCGTCTGGGTTTCCCCTGTTTGCCGTGTCGGCCGTATCCAGATTTGCGGCTACACGTTGGCGCTGCTTGTCTGCAAGCTCTCTTTCTCGCTCCGCCTTAATCTTCGCGTCCGCCGCCGCGTTTGTGATTACCGTAAGGTCGATTGTGGGAGCGGCAACGACGGGCTTCTGTGGCTGCTCAGTAATGCAGCCAGAAAGAAGCAGGAGAAGCGCGAGAAAAAGCGGCTTCATAAGCTACCTGTTTTCGCGGCCAGCGCCTTGGCGGCATCAATCGCCTTAGTTCCTGAGGTTTTGAATTTCTGCGCAAGCGTTGGGTTGTTGGCGGCAATAAAAATTCCGGTTAGAACAAGCGAGATGGCGGCTATCGAGATGCAAATAAGTGATAACATTTTGTATCCTTTTTGTGGTTATTTCACTCTGGAAAATAGCGAATGATTTCAGCTCGAAACCGGATGTTTTTGCGAGGAATCCAGCCGTCGCTTCTGTGGTTGTTCCGCCCCGAGGTAATCACGGCGGTTTTTCCGAGAGCAACAACCTCGTGAATTATCTGCCCCTTCTCCCAGTCGTAGACCACGATATCACCAACGGCAATATCAGTGCCGTCAGAAACAGTGAGAAGCGCAACGCAATTGTGGTCAAACAGTGGCCGCATCGAGCCAGTGGCCGCAATATATGACCACGAATGCCGCGCCGGATCAGCGCGGACCCACATTGAGGCGATGCGCAACGCCTGCGCCTTGGTGTGTTGTACTGGCAAACTCGATACTTCAGCTCCGTAGGAGTTTGCGGAGATGAATTTCAGCAAGCACAAAACAAACAGCACGGCAAACATGGTGCCGATGATGGGGAGTAGCGGATTTCTTGAGGTTTTTTTCATACGGAAACCACGTAACCACCCGCGCAAATGGAACGCAAGCTTTTGCAAGTCGCGCTTTACTTGCGCGGCGTTTAGCCTGCGTTCCTGCTTGCGGGTTAACATTACTGGAACCAGTTTTCGCAACCGGGGTTCGCAATAACAGCAGCTTTGCACGCGGCAATAATCTCGCCGTACGTGGTGCTATTGACTACGGCGATTTCAGCAACATCACCATCGCGCAAAATGTCGCGGTCATTATCAATATCCACAACTCGGCACTCCACCGCGCCAAGGTCGGGACGAATCTGCTTAACTACAATTTCGCGTGTCATGTTAGTATTTTTTTTCGATTGTTAATATGTATACCAAAAGATTCCCGGTGATCGTGCTGTTGTTCTTCTTCAAGTAGACATTCGTCGCGGCGGTAAGCGAAAAAGGAACCTTCTTTAAGGAGTCCGCTTGGAGTAGTGCAATGGCGGATACATCAAGCGCCGACACCACGGCGGCAGGCGTGCCAGAGGTTCCAACCGAAAGAGTTATCCCGGTGCCGAAGCCTTCGGAGACGTTGGCTTGGAACTCAACAGGAACCCAACCAGCAGGGATGGCAGTGAGTAGGGTGGTGCCAGCAAGGCTGCTGATGGCAGAGTGAAGAATTGAACCCCGAATGTTCACCCGCTGGCCTACAATATCGCGGGTTGTTGCTGGGACAGCCCCGCTGCCTAACACCCAATCGCGAGCTGCACCGGACGAGTCGGGGTAGTTGGGGCCCAACCCGTTCCAGTTGGGGTCCATTTCGGCAACGCATCCAAGGACTTCTACCTTATAGGAGAAACTTGCAGACGTATTTGGGGGAAATTTACAAAAAAAGCCATAGGAAGTATTGGCTTCCAAATTAGTCCTCGAATAAACTCCATCAGCAACACCACTAACAGGTTGATTATTCATCAGATAAAAAGTAACATCTCCACTAACGGAAGCCCCCATAATTGTAATACGTATTTGTTTTCCAGCAAGAAGGTTGTTGCCTGAGGATGTATAGAGATTCAGATAAAGATCCGATGCACTGGTATTATTTATATTTACCGCTGAAGCCGTTGCCGTTCCGTAACTTAAAGCTCCCCCACCGATGGTATCTATCACCTTTTCCCCCGCTCCACCACTAGCGTACCACCAGTTTGGATATTGCCCCTTTGTCGCCAGCGCGACCGCTTCAGCATCGGTGAATGACCCGAGGTAGGCGGCGCTGCGATGGAAGCCGGAAGATTGGTTTGCCCCATTGATACTTCCCGCGTCTATATAGGTCATGTCAACCACCTGAGACCACGCTGGGGGAGTGCCTCCGGTTGATTCCGCAATTGCTAGAGTCGTTCCGTTTACCCGAGGAACAAACGTAGTGCCATTAAGCTCGCACTGAAGCAAGATGCGTTGGCCTGAATAAGTTGTCCGCGCTCCAGTAATAGTTGCGAGCCGATAATCTGTTGATGCCGTCGCGCCATACAGCCAGAACTCAAGATTGTTGCCGTACCAGCTTAGCTTAGCTGAATACGCAGAGCCATCCACACCAGCCAATGAGAACGCGGCTATTACTTGCCTAGTGCCAACGCTCGCGGTTGGGGTGTCGATTCTAGCCAGTAACCCCTTGCTCCCTGCCACCTGGCCCAAAGCCGTGTAGCATGGTATTCTCCCCTGTGTCCCCGGCAAGAGAAGCCCTTGAGGAGATGGGCGAGAAGCAAACATCGACGATAATACTGTAGTCTTTAGTTTTCGTGACCCATTTATTACGCCATCGGTTCCAATGTAGTCGTCAGGGTCTAGCGACGTTGCTTCGTTCGTGCGGTCTTTTACGCGTAATTGTGTCATGGTTACATGGAAGATTTAAATGCCCAAGCGACATCATTTCCAGATGCGTCGCTTACAGTGTTTCCGCCAGAGTCGATTTCGACCATTGAAGCGCCCGTGACTTCAACCTGCGTCCGAAGCGCGCCAGAGCCAGCAAGCGCGGTATTTGCTTTCGTACTGAGTGCGACCGTTGCTATAAGTGCGCCAGAGCCAGATACAGATGTGACAAGCTTCGTTTGCTTTGCGACTAAAGCCGTCAGCGAACCTACGCCAGCAAGCGGCGTAATAGCCTTGGTCGTTTTGGCAACTGATGCGGATAGCGTGCCAGATCCAGAAAGTGCCGTCTGCGCCTTGGTGTGTTTTTTGACCGATGCGACCAGCGAACCGACGCCAGCAATGACAGCACGAGCGCCCGTGAGCTTGAGCGCACTATGGGCAAGCGTGGCAGTCAGCCGGCGAACGGTGATAGTCGCGGTTAGCATTAGGCGGAAGTCATTGTAAGCACGATGCCAGAAGCGGGGATGGTCACGGTCTGACCAGCGCCGGTGACGGTGAAGGTGATCGTACTGCCGGCGGTGTCTTTGATTAGCGAACCGGCGAGAAGGTTGCCTGCGGTCGGTGCGTCGTAAAAGCGGACGCAGTTGAATGCCGCGGACGAGGACCAGGCTGCGCCAGACTCGGGGAAAGAAAACGCATTCGCGAGCGTGACAACGCCCGTAGTTGGCGCCGGAAAGTTAGTATCACTGTTCGTGATACTGGCGCGCGCGTAACTCGTGCCACTGGCTTCAGTTCCGCCAGTGAGTTCATTTGAGGCACCAGTGATTAACGCGGCATAGATCGTAGCAGGAGAGCCGCCGCCAAGGATGGCGACAGCTGCGCGGTTCAAGGAAGCGGTGGCGAGGGTTGCACTCATGAGATGGTTGGTTTGTTGATTGTAATATAGCCCGTGAGCGCCACGGACTTTTGCGCGGATGTTTCTCCGATGATTGTGAAATGGTAAGAGCCGGATAAATCGTCAGACTGCGAGGCAGGAATCGTGATGAGTACGGTAGCGGTTGCGGTGGTCGTGCTCGTAACGCTGATACCAGAGCCGAGCGTTTTGCTAATCAGTACGGCGGCGTCTTTCGACGTGCGAAGCTCGAAGCGGCAGCCTGTCAGAGTGAGCGCGCCGCTTGACTCGGTAAGCACGGCGGAAAGCAGCATGTCCTCGCCTGCGGTGAATGTGATATGGTCACTCATGCGACAAAGCCTCCAATGCGGTGCATCTCGAGAAGTGCGCGGAATGCGTGCGGAACTTCAGTGACGATGTTTCCTATATTTACGGACGCGCGAACGTCATAAAGATGCGCGATCTGCAAAAGCATCGCCTGCCTTAAGCCGTGCGGAATCGTGCTCGGTGTGGTGGAGTAGGTGACGCGCACGGCATCAGGACGAATTGCCAGCGCTGGGAAACTGTAGCTGTCCTTGAAGATCACGCGCGAAGGTTCCCCCTCGGCAAGAAAGTAGTTGCTCGCATCGACCGTGACCGCGGCGCCGTAGCCATCGGGAAGATAATCAATCGTTGTGATTGAGGAGGCTGGAGAGCGGTCAAGGTCGATGGAGTAGGTAGTCTCTGGCCAGTCGGCGCAGAGCAGCTTGCGAGTCTCGGCGGCCAGCGCGCGGCCCGTCAGCATTTCGACTTGTGTGCGCACTGCCTGAATCAGAGATGCAATGTAGTCTTCATCTGCCGTGTCACTGACACGGCAATGACCCATTGCCTCTTGAACCGTCACAGGCTCAAGCGCGGCAGGCGTGACAAGTATCGTTGAAGTTCGCATGGTCGCTCTAAAGAGCCCTCCTTGCTGAATGGCTCGAAGAAAGGCCGATGCCTTGGTTAAGCGGTGCCAGATGCAGCGCCTACGAATGACTCGCCGGTCACGCCAGTCGGCTGCGTGGTCGGCTCCGATGCGTTGCCGTAAACAATCGCCTCAGAACTTGCGACGACTGCGTTTTGCGTCGCGCGCGAAACGTAGAGGCGAAGGTTCGGAAGGCGCGGCTTGCTGATGTCGATATATAAAACCGTTCCGTCTGCAGTGTCGGCAACCGTCTGCGAAGTGCCGCTGATGTCGGCGAATGAGTAGTTGAGCGTCCGAAGCTCAAGGTCCTCGGTTGCGGTCGCTGCCCATGAGCTGCCATCGTTGGCCTGACTATTGCCACCAGAGGCCACGGTCAGCGAACGCCAGATGATATTGACAGTGCCAGAAACGTCGTAATCGCCAGCGAGAACGAAGTGGTACTTCGTTGTTGCGGCGAGGTCGACGGGCTTTGAGAATGTGAACTTCACCCAATCAAATGTAGTTCCGATGCTTGAGCAAAGCACAGTGCCAGCGGTGCCGAGCGCGGTGCCAGTCGGTGCGCCTGAGTTGTCGCCCTCGACGGTAAGCGTTAATATTTTCCCTGCCGCGATTGTGCCAGCGCGCTTGAGCATCAGCCACACCGAGTCAACCTGGGAAGCGGCTACGGTGGTATAAGTAGCGGCAAGCTTGACTTTTGAGTTCGCTGCCTCGCGAAGCTCATTTAGGGTTTCGCCTGCGACGGTCTTGTCGATCAAAATAGCGGAATCGGCGGAGTGCTGCGCCTTGATGGAGGTTTCGGCCCCACTGGTGATTACTCCGAACGTGGTAACGATCAAAGCGCCCTCTGCGCCAGCCATGTCAATGACAGCGCCAGGAATCGCGGTTGTTCCAGCTGCGCCCTCGGTAGGCGTAATGCACTGGACGATACGGGAAGATTTGATAAGTTGCATGTTATCCTTTGCGATTACGCCGAATCCTCGGCGCTTCTGCGGTTTCTGTGTGAAGGATTGGAAGCGCCGCACACTCAATGACTGGCTCCGCGCTTGTCGCGTACCCACCGCGCACGAGGGCTAGCGCCTCTTCGTTTGGCAGGTCTGCTTCCTGACCCGGCTGGATAGTTCCAGCCGGACCAGCATAAAGCGTGATTAGCGTCACTTTCACGGAATGTGCGGCGCGTTTCGTTGGTTGGCTTAGCCGAGCTTGACGCGGGCAAAGCCGAGGGAATCGACAGGCGCGCCGTCGGTGGACAGGCGACCGATGAAGCCAATCTGATTCGTTCCAGCATACAGCTCGTTGAGGCGCTGAATGGTGTACGGAATCTGGTCGACAATCATATACTTCGTCAAATCTGCAAATGCGCCGACATAGAGGCCGGTGGTGAACGTATTCGGCACGTACTCGCTTTCGAGCACGGGATAGCCAAGCAGCGTGTCAGGCTGACCAGCGGTAAGACCGGCCTGCCAGACGTAGGTTGTATCACCGCTGATGCCCGTCTTTAGCTTGCGGATCATCTTGACTGCATCGCGATGGAACAGCCACTTTCCGTTCTTGCGATACTGCGCCTTGACTGAATAGAGAGCATTCTGCAGGCCGTCGCTCGTTATTGCGCTGGTGGTGTTGTCCGTCGAGACATCGCGATCAGTATTAATTCCGTTCGCGCTTGCAGTGAAAATTCCGAGCGGCTGCCCAGTGCCGTTTCCGGTTAGAAAAGCCTTTTCCTGGGTCACGGCGAACTTGTAGGCCAGGCGCTCATTCACAATCTCCTCAGGGCCGCGAGAGGCGATCTGCAAAAGCTTCATCGAAACCTTTACAAGCTTGGAAAGCATAGCTGGGGCCATTGTGCGCTTACCAAAGGCCATCGTACTATCGGCAGAAACGGACTGAACTTCGGTGGTCCAGTCGGCGTCAGACGGATCGGCGGTAATAGTCGGGACACCGAGATTGGCAAACGCGGTGAGCGTTTCCTTCGTGGCGAACTGGCGAATGTGGAGCAGGTCATCAAGCTTCTTGATGAGCGTGCTGGACAGCTGCGTCGGAACGACGATGTTGCCACCCTCGGCAGCGGTGTCGGCGGAGAGGTCGCGGCGCTCGCCGGTCAGGAGGAAGTTCCTGAAGTTCTCGGCGTACTTCTTGGCGCGGGTTTCGCCTTCGTTCTGCTCGCCCTGAACGGCATTGCTGGAAGTGGCGGCAAGCTCCTTCTCGCGCTTTTCCTGGCGCTCGGCAACTTGGATGTTCTGTTCGAGGCCGGCGATGTCTTTTTCGATGTCGTCAACCTTCTTCAGCTCGTCGGCGTTAAGAGCGCGATTGCTCGCGCTGTTCTGGACTTTGCGGACCTCTTCAATGAGGGAGGCACGCTTCTGGCGGAGTTCTGCGATAGTCATGTGCGTATCCTTGTTTTGTTGTTGTTCCTCCCTCATCAGAGGGTCATGGAAAGAAGCTTGAGGCGTGCGGCGTTGAGCCGGTCGCTTGCGGCAGTGTCGCCCGTGTTGCCGATGGCGCTTTGCACCGAACGCGCGGCAATGCTCGTCTCGGGGTAAGCGGGCATGGTGACTGGAGAGACTTCGTGAAGTTCAACGTCGATCAGCTCGCGAAGGACAATGCCGTCTGCGCGCGTCACCTCGTCGTTAATGGTCGAGAAACTGAAGGACATGCCCTCGATGTTTCCGCTCTTCACGTCCGCAAGAACGTCACGCGCCGAAGATGAATCATTGAGCGTAATTTCCACGCGCAAACCCTTGTCGTCCTCTTCTAGCTTGAGCGTGCCCTTGCTGCGCCTGGCAAGCGGTCGGCTGCGGTCATGGTGAGCAAGCGCAAGAATATCATCGTTTGCCTCAAGCGAGCGCTTGAATGCACCCTTGCGGATAACCTCAAAGAAGCCGCCGAGGTCGAGAGAGCGGGAATTAAATAGCGCGGCGTAACCAACAAGCACGCTTGGCTTTCCTTCTTCAGATCGCAGCTCAATGCCTTTCAGTGCGCGTTTTTCAAAGTCTTTCATTGCGTTCCTTTTTTGGCTCGGTGATTGCGCCGAGCCGAGTAAAGTTAAGCGGCTGCATATAGCCGTCTCCACCCTCTATGCGGTTCTGATCCTCCAGGTCGCGAACATCATTCGGTGACAGCCAACCACCCTCTCTCCCGATGCGGTAAGCCTCGTATCGGCTTTTCATGTCGCCACGCAAAAGCCCGTCGATTGAGAACTTGATGAAGTAGATCTTGCGCTCTGATGGAGTTAGAAGAACGCGGTTCATCCGCTGCTCCCATCTGACAATATGTGGAAGCATGCAGTCGGTGACAAACTCGATGGCCTGATGCTCGATGTTCGAGAATGTCGCGTTCGTCAGGTCTGCAATCTTGTGCGGAGGAACACGGAAGATTCGCGCGATGTCGGTTACTTGAAATTTGCGCGTATCCAAAAACTGCGCATCCTCATTGCTCATCGAGTTTGGGTTGTACTTAAGCCCACCCCAAACAACGCCGACCGAAGATTGATTATGGCCAGTTTGCGCGTTGGTCCACTCCTCCTTCAGCCTTCGCACCTGATCCGGCGTCAGATTACCAGGAGCCTCAAGCACGCCAGAAGGCTTTGCGCCATTACCGAAGAAGCGAGCTCCATGCTCTTCTGTGGCCATTGCCAGCCCGATTGATTCGCGGGCAAGCGTGATGGGTGAATAGCCCATGAGCCCGTCAGGGCCAAGGCCGCGAACGTGAAGAAGTTCGCCACCGTTGAAAATTTCGCGAGATCCGTCGCGGTGCGTGAAAGAGTAGTACGGCTTACCACCATTCTCGAATACAGCAACGCGGTCAGGCGCAAGCGGATCAATGGATACGACGTTGCCTGCACCATTTCTGCGCACAGCAGCATAGCTATTTCCACGTAGACAGATATGAGACTGCATTAGCTCGCGCAGTTCGTATGATGTCATCAGGTCATTCGGTGAGTCGTGCAACACTGAATACAAGGGATGATCAACAGCAATATCCTTATCGTTACCATTACGCCGGTATAGATGTAGTGGAAGCGCAGCAAGTGTGCTTGATATGACTCCTACACATGCATTTACGGCAGACACCTTAAGCGCGGTGCCGATTGATACATTTGCTCCTGAAGCAGTAGGCTGATCAAACAGCGCCCCAGCCTTGTCGCTTTCGATTGGATACGAAACAAGCGCCGAGCGAACGGCAGCGCTGAAGAGCGAGGAAATGCCAAAGCGGTCTGCGAGCTTACCAGCTGCGGACTTTACCCAAGAACGGGCTTCGCTTCTTTGTGCCACGCATAAAAACTTGCGCCTCGCGTTTTAAAAGCTCCACAAGCAACAGCTGCAAGTTTGTCCGCTATGTCCGCTTGTGTCCGTTGTGTCCGCTAATAATGGATACTATAAGGAAGCGAACCCTGCGCACGTCGGCGCTTTGCTGCAGAACATTGACAGGCTCTCAGCGTCGATCTGGATGCGGCGCGGCCCAACCCTGCGCCCAGTGATGAAACCTTTTGACCACCAGCGAACGATTGTTTTTTGCGAGACTCCGTAAGCCTTGGCTGCGTCTTGCGTCCAGAGCCACTGCTCCGGCTTGCCTGGCTTCAAAACAAACGAGCCATCACCACGCGGCAAAAGCTCGGCGCCTGAGATTATGTAAAGTCGTCTTGGTTCTTCGTTCATAGCGATGCAAACCCGAAGCCGCACGGCGCGGCAGTAGTCATGTCAAGGCCGGTTGCCATGATAGACGCGACAATGCCGTCGATGCGCTCGCGGGATTTTTTCTTACTCGGTTTGATGTTCTCCGCTGCGTCGGTTTCTTTCGCGACATGGCCGACCATCCAACGAAGGATTGGGTTTCCATAGTGGCAAAACTCCCTGCGCAGTATTTGCTTTTCAAATTCCTTGCTCGCCGGGCTCATCGTCTGAAAGCCTTGTCGGAAACTAGTCACGGCGATTCCGGCTCCTTGAAGCCGTGTCGCCATTGCGGTTGCGTTCCAAGGGTCGAACGCAAGCCCTGTGATTGGCGTCTGCTCGTTCATTGCGATAATGTCGCGCAGAATGAAGTCGTAGTCCACCACATTGCCGGGCGTTGTGCGCAAGAATCCCTGCCTCACCCATACGTCGTAAGGTACACGATCGCGCTTTACACGCTCCTTCATTGCTTCATCTGGAACCCAAAAAGTAGGAAGCAATATTGCCGGCGCGCCGTCGACGCGGATTCGGCGAACAAAGGCGGCAAGGTCAATGCTTGTTGAAAGGTCAAGGCCAGCAACGCAGCTCATTCCCGACACATCCGGCACCTCTTCTTTTCCTGCGCACGCATCCCATGCGCCTAGGTCAAGCCATCGCTCATCAGCCTGTACCCATATATTTAGCTGCTTAGTGAGGAATGTATTTAGCTTTCCTGGCGTGGCTTTTGCGAGATCGCTTTGCTTGCGCATGTAGTCCTCGCTTTTAGCCTCACCGAGAAGTGGATTTGCTTTGTGCCACGTCGCTGGATCATGCGGGTCATCACCATCATCTGCCGAAAATATGATTCCAAAAACGCTATCAGCTTGTATTCGCTTTTCGAGAACAGAGCACACTAGCGTGCGCCGCTCCATGCATATTCCCGTGTGATTGCTTCCTGCGGTCGTGATAGCAAACCCAAGCGGCTGCACTCGCGCGCCCATGCCATCTTCGATTACGTCGAGCAAGTCGCGATTCGTCCAGGCGTGCAGTTCGTCATAGAGCGCGGTCGATGGGTTTAGGCCGTCGAGCGTTTCAGAATCAGACCCTAGCGGCTTCCATGTAGAGTCTCGATCATCCCAGCGAATTTCTTTTACGCGCAAGGCAAGCCGCTTTGATAGCGCAGAGCTTCGCTTAATCATCGCGCGACCATCCTTCCATCCGATCTTGGCCTGATCCTCCTTGGTTGCAACGCTGTAAACCTCGGCTCCGCGCTCCTCTAGTAGACCAAGAATGCCTACACCAGCCGACAGTGTAGTTTTTCCGTTCTTACGGGGAACCTCGACGTAAGCAAAATCAAAGCGACGCTTTCCGCCTCGCTCGACCTTCCATCCGTAGATGCTGCCGATGATAAACTCTTGCGATGGGTGAAGCTTGAACGGCCTGCCAGCAAACTGCCCCTTGTAGTGCCGGAGCTTCGGAAAAATGCTGATAGCCTGGTCTGCCGCCTTCGGGTCGAAGTAGAACTTGCCTGCCTGCAGATCATCCATGTGCCGCTGACAGGCAAGGCGCTCCCATTTACAACCGACGCGAACGCCAGATAAAACGCTCTGGGCGTAGGCGGTGACTGGATCGATGTGCCTCATTTAATAAAGCCCGAGAACTCATCCGCCTCAGCAGCCTGCGACTTTGGCACCCTGGCGCGGTCGACGGGCGAGAACCCAAGCTTGGCGGCAGCGGTGAACATCTCGCGCTTGCGAATACCGATTGCCTTGAGCAGCGGATTTACGACCGGACCTTGCGGCCCGTTAATAGTTTCCTTGCCGCGCAAGTCCTGCTCCATGCGCGATACGTCCGCCCATGCCTGCGCGTAGGTCGCTAGGATCGCCATGTCTGCGTGAGTCATTGAGCTGCCCAGGAGCTTTGCCGCGCGTGTGTATTCGGCGCGGCCTGCATCATCGAGCCATGCAGGAGGCCGAGGCGTGCCGGCGCGAAATGAGACTGCGCCTGTATGTTTTGGAGCTGGTCCGCGTGTTCCCATGTTTTTTCTTGGTTGAATTGTAAAAGTTTTACATTTGCGCGCATGGGCTATCCGAAAAACCCCGCGCGTTTTTTTGGAAGGGAAGCTGTCGGTGTGGTGCTAGATCTGTAGACTTTTTGGGGGGCCGCGGGCCGGGGGGGT